GAAGAAGAACCGACTTCTGCTGAAGAGAAAACTTTTAAAAAGCGTTATGGAGACTTACGAAGACATACCCAAGAAAAAGAAAGAGAGTTTCAGAAACAACTTGACGATTTAAAAGAACAGTTAGCTCGAGCTACTAAAAAAGAAATAAAGCTACCTAAGTCAGATGAAGACATAGAAGCATGGGCAAAAGCATATCCAGATGTAGCTAAGATTGTTGAAACAATTGCTATGAAAAAAGCAAGAGAGCAATCTTTAGAGTTAGAAACTAGACTACAGAAGATAGATGAAATGTCTGCAGAAGCTAAAAAAGAAAAAGCTGAAGCAGAATTAATGAGACTTCATCCTGACTTTGATGAAATAAGAGACAGTGATGACTTCCACGATTGGGCAGAAGAACAACCTAAATGGGTACAGGATGCACTATATGAAAACGACAATGATGCAAAATCAGCAGCAAGAGCGATTGACCTCTACAAAGCAGATAGAAATATTAACAAGAGTACTTATACAACGAGTAATAAAAGTGCTGCTATGGAAATTGGTACGAGGTCTTCAAAAACAAAAGTTGATACTGCAGAATCAGGTAGAAAAATACGTGAGTCTGATGTTCAAAAAATGTCCGCTGCACAGTATGAAAGACAAGCTGATGCAATAATGGAAGCTATCAGGTCAGGTAACTTTATATATGATGTATCAGGTTCAGCTAGATAAATTAAAAATAAAGTTGACAACAAAGAATTTATGTATATAACTATACATAACTAAAGGTATAACATAACCCCTTTCTAGGACACTTATGTTATACTACTACTAAACTTTAGAGATTACCCAATTATGTGAGCCTACAAGAGACTAGCTATCTCACGTACAACCTCAACGCATGAATGGTCCTTATAAAGTAAAATGACTAAAAAACTAATGGTACACATTCCGTGTACATTTGATAAATGTTTAAGGAGATAAAAATGGCATTTACAGCAGCAGCTGGTTATGGTAATCTTCCTAACGGTAATTTTAGTCCTATTATTTACAGCAAACAGGTTCAACTTGCATTCCGCAAGGGGTCTGTCGCTGAAGCTATTACTAACAGTGATTACTTCGGTGAGATTGCTAATATGGGCGATTCCGTTAAGGTTATCAAAGAACCAGAAATAACAGTCAAGGCATACTCAAGAGGAACAACTATTACTCCTCAAGACCTTGATGACGAAGAGTTTTCACTTACAATTGACAAAGCTAATTACTTTGCATTTAAAGTGGATGATATAGAAGAAGCTCATTCTCATATTAACTTTCAACAGTTAGCATCAGATAGAGCAGCTTATAGACTAGCTGACCAATTTGACCAAGACGTACTTGGTTATATGTCAGGTTTTACGCAATCAGCAATTCATGGTACACCTGATACAGTTAATACAACTGTAAATGGTGCTAAAGCAGTAACAACTGCAGGTTCTGACGAACTATTATCATCAATGAAAATTGATGCTGCTAGTTTCGGTGGTAACGCAGGTGAAGCTGTAGCTATCTTACCAAGAACAGGTGGTGCTACTTCTGCAACTCCTGCAAACGGAGATAGAAACCCATTAACTGTTATTGCTAGAATGTCTAGACTATTAGACCAACAGAATGTTGACACTAATGGTAGATGGTTAGTATTAGACCCTGTATTTATTGAGATACTAAAGGATGAAGATTCAAGATTATTTGATGCAGACTTTGGTGGTTCAGGACTACAGAATGGTTTAATCCTAAACAACCTACATGGTTTCAAGGTTTATCAGTCTAACAATTTACCTTCAGTAGGTTCAGGACCATCTTTCGTTGGTACTAACAGTGCTGTAAACTATGGTATAATTGTTGCTGGTCATTCTTCATCAGTAGCTACTGCTGAGCAAATCAACAAGACAGAGACTTACAGAGACCCTGATTCTTTTGCTGATATTGTTCGTGGTATGCATTTGTATGGTAGAAAGATACTTCGTCCAGAAGCAATCGCTACTTGTAAATATCACTTAGCGTAAGGGGAGATTAGATTATGGCTACAATTACTTCATTACTAAAAGCCGCAACTGGTAACTCCCAGAGAGGTCGCAATCCTTATATGGTTGAAAATACACTTGATATCGTGGCTACTACTGTAGACCCATCTTCAGGTGATGTTGTTCAAGCAATTACTATTCCTGCAGGTCATAAAATTATGGCAGCAGGTGTAGAAGTTGTTGAAAGTGCAACCATGAATACAGGTACAGATGCAACTATAACTTTAGGTGCAGCTGACGCTGATGAGTATGTAACTTCATTTGACATTGATGGTGCAGCTGATGGTGCTTATGCTCCTAGCGTAACTGTTTCTGCAGATGTAGTACTTGCTTCTGACGATACTCTTGATGTTACTTTCGCAGGTTCAGGAGCATCTTTCACTGCAGGTAAACTTAGAGTTTACGCTATAATGATGGATGTGAGTGAACAAGGTGACACTTCAGCTAACGAAGTTGATAGAGACACTTTAGCTTAAATTAATGTAAGTGAAGGGCAGCTTTAGGGTTGCCCTTTACACCATTTGATATTATAGGAGATTAATATATGGCTATCACAACCGCAATGTGTAATAGCTTTAAGACAGAACTACTAGGTGGTCTTCACGATTTAGATACAGACTCACTTAAAATTGCTCTTATTAAAGCATCGCCTACAGGTACATATAATGCTAGTACAACTAATTACTCTGACGTAACAGGCAATTCAGATGAAGCATCAGGTACTAACTATACTGCTGGTGGTCAAGTGCTTGACGGTGCAACTATTTCACTTGATGGTTCTACTGCCATTGTTGATTTTACTGACGAAGTTTTTAGTGACGTAACTGTTTCCGCAGATGGATGTATCATTTATAATACAGCAAATTCAAATTCTGCAATTGCTGTTATTGATTTTGGTGGTACTGTTTCCGCTACTGCTGGTGACTTAACAATTGAATTTCCTGCCGCTGACGCATCAAACGCTGTAATACGTATAGCGTAAGGAGTAGGCTATGGCAATCATAGCACAGTCTGCACGATATGGTTCAGGTTTATATGGAACGTCTGAATATGGTGTAGTCAATCTTACCGCTAGTATTAGTGGTGTTTCTGCTACAGGTACTATTGCTAGTGTTGTAGCAGGTGGTTTTGAAGTAGATGTTACAGAACGTATTTCTACAGGTGTTAGTGCTACAGGCTCAGTAGGAACTTTAAATGTATTTATTAAAGTTTCTGTTGTAGGTGTTTCAGCTACAGGCACAGTCAATACTGTAAAAGAGAATATCAATACTCCAATAACAGGAGTACAAGCTACAGGTTCTGTAAACACTGTAGAAGAAAAGCCTACAGAAGCATTAGATAGTGTAAGTGCTACAGGTTCTGTTAACAATGTAACTGTTAACATTATAGAAAAACTAGGAAGTGTATCTGCAACAGGTACAATAGCTACTCTTACATTAACAGGTACAGCCAACGTAACACCTACAGGTGTTGAAGCTGTTGGTTCTGTAAATACTGTAGAAGAAAAACCAACTGAAGTTTTAAATAGTGTAAGTGCTATAGTTTTTGTTAATGGTAACTTTACATTTAGTAATAGTCATGCTCTTACAGGTGTACAGGCAACAACAACACTGGGAACAATTGTAAAAACTGCTGAAGTATTTAATTTCCAAGCTGTAGCAAATCAATACAGTCGTGCTAGAACAATTAAAATACCACGAGCAGCATAATGACTACAGCAGCAGAAAGAACAATAGATATACCGTTTGAAAGCAGGAAAGTGTATATTCCTCGTGGTACAACTTCAGATGACAGAACGGTACTGATTAAGTTTGAAAGCAGAACTGTTTATATAGAAAGACAATCTACATCTGCTGAACGTACTGTGATGGTAACGGAGTTATATTAAATGTCGTATCGTTGGCCTATTAAAGATAAAGATGAAACACTAGATTACAGTGTTGATTGGTCACGCTTTCTTGTTACAGCAACAATCAGTTCTGTTGAATGGTATGTACAAACAGACAGCATTGGCAAGACACTCCTTGCATCTGGACAAGATTTAACAACCGCTTCTGGTGGTACAGTTACTGACAGTATTCAAAATGTTTCTCAATCCAATACATCAACAGTAGCTACAATTAATCTGGGTAGTGGTGTAAATAATAGAGAGTATACATTTACGTGTCGCATGACAGATAGCACAGGCAGTACAGCAGAGCGTACTATTAAGCTACGTATTAGAGAGAAGTAAAACATATGGCATATGATTTTCTTGGCCTAGTAAATGACATTAACAGACGCTTAAATGAAGTTGAACTTACGTCTAGTAATTTTGCAACTGCCGCAGGTTTTTATGGGCAAGCAAAAGATGCTGTCAATGCTTCTATAAGATACATTAATCAGTCACAGTATGAATGGCCCTATAATCACGTAGAGCAAGAAGACACATTATCTGTTGGTGTATCACGTTACCCATTTCCTACAGATTGTAAAGTCATTGACTTTGATACTTTTAGAATTAA